TACAAATGGCAATATCAGTCTTAGATAGTCTTAAAGATAGACAAGGAAACACACGAAAATCTGCTAATTGGTATAGAAATGCAGTATCATCTATCGCAGATAGAGTAACTGCTCGTAAATTAATGAATAGTGGAAAACTTACTGTAAGACCAAGTATTGGTAGATTAAATATGTTTTTTTATGACCCTAAATATAAAAAGACATTACCATATTATGATACATTTCCGCTTGTATTACCTTTAGAAAGAATACCTGGAGGATTTGCTGGAATTAATTTTCATTATCTAAATTATGCGCCAAGATTTACATTATTAGAACGACTACAATCATTTGCTACAGGTTCTAAATTAGATAAGAAAACAACCTTTGATGTAAGTTACGATAGAGTAAAAGGAATTAAATTGGTAAAAGGAACTATTAAAAAATATTTGTTCGATCACGTTAGAAGTAGTTTTTTAAGAGTTGATTTTGATGAAGCAGCTATTGCTGTTTATCTACCAGTTGCACAATTTAAGAAAGGAAGTCCATACTAATGAAAAAATGGTTTAATAAAATCATTGACAAACTTTTTGGTAAAAGATGTCAATGTGGTAAAAAGGTAAAATAGATGGCAATTTTAAGAGGGGGCAAGCGAATAGGTGGATATGATATACGTATAGGTATACCACGTGATAGAAGTTTAGATGATGTTCAAAGCGATCCAAGATTAAGACAGAAAGCTGGTGGTAGTCCTGAATCTACAATTGGTAGATTTCAAGCAATGGTTAATGAAGCTGAAGGATTTGCTCGTAAAGCAAGATATTATGTGAATTTTAATTTACCTCGAGGTGTACAACCTTTATCAGATCAAGTTGATACAGAAGAAAATTTAGGATTTAGTAGAAACAATGATTTAATTACTTTCAATAATGACCCTACAAAGAAAAGAGTACAAGCATTTTGTAATACAATTACAATGCCAGAACGAGAAGCAGTAGTAAAACAAATTAGACATAATGGTCCTCCAAGAAATTTTGTTTATGATTATAAATCTGCTCCTATTACAGCAACATTTTACGTTGATAAGTTTCTAAGAGAACGTACATTTTTTGAATTATGGCAAAAGGCGGGATTAAGCACAACAACACATAATTTTAATTTTTATAACGATTATGTAAGTGATGTAGATATATTTCAATTAGGACAATATGCATCTCAACAAGAAAGAGATGATATAACTTATGGTGTTAGATTGTATGACTGTTATCCACAAATAGTTGGACCAGTTTCTTATGAACATACAGCGAATGTAGTGCAAACATTTGAAGTAACATTTACATTTAGATATTGGGTTAATTACTTTATTAACCAAGACGGAAATATAGATTTAATTTCTAGTACAACAGGTCAATCTGAATTTAATAAACCTGTTGTCAAAGAAGGAGGATTATTTGGTGGACTTATTAGTAAATTACCACCAGAAATCAGAAGAGCGGGACGAGACGTTTTAGATGGATTGAGAAGAAGCGTGCCGTTAGGTAGAATATCTGGAGGAAGAATATTTCCACCATTTAAACTACCACCACTAAATATATAAAATATAAGGAGATATTATGGCATTACCAATAATAGAAACACCACGATATGAATTGACTTTACCTTCAGCTGACATTAAAATACAATATAGACCATTCATAGTAAAAGAAGAAAAGGTCTTATTGATGTCAATGGAAAATCAAAACAGCGATGAAACGTTAGTTGCTTTAAAAGAAATTTTAAGAGCTTGTACATTTGATAAAGTTAAAATTGAAGATTTACCTATGTTTGATATTGAATATTTGTTTTTACAAATTAGATCAAAATCAGTGGGTGAAATAGCAAAATTTAAAGTTTTGTGTCCAGATGATAAAAAAACTTTTGTTGATGTAGAAGTTGATATATCAAAGATTGAAGTACAAGTTGATGACAGTCATACAAACAATATTATGTTAGATGAAAAAAGAAAGTTAGGTTTAGTTATGAAGTATCCTACGATAGATTTTGCTAAGGCAGGATTAGATGTTAATATGCAAGATATAGATAAAGTTTTTGAAATTATTACTAGTTGCATTGACCACATTTATGAGGGAGAAAAAATTTATCCAGCAAAAGATACTACAAAAGAAGAATTAAGAGATTTTATAGAAAAATTATCTCAAAAATCTTTTGAAAATATTAAAACTTTCTTTGAAAGTATGCCACAATTGAGGCATGAAATTGAAGTTGAAAATCCTAATACTAAAGTTAAAAATAAGATAGTATTTAAAGGAATACAAGATTTTTTTCAATCTGCCTCTCCCACAGTAGCCTAGAGGCCTATTTTGAAACCAATTTTGCATTGATTCAACATCATAAATATTCATTAAAAGAGATTGAGTCTTTGATACCTTGGGAACGTGACGTTTATGTAACAATGTTAGTAAATCATATCAAAGAAGAAAATGAGAGAAGAAGACGAGAACAACAAGGGAGAAGTTGATGGACAACACAGTTAAAAAAACTGTACAATTAGAATTAGAAGTTGATACAGTATCAAAAGGGCCAAACAAATATCAAGGTATAATTGATTTAGCAAAAGCAATTGATGCTTGGAGAATATTTCCAAGAATATTCATTACAACATACATTTTTCTATTATACAAAGTAACAGTATGGTTTATGGCTTTACCAGAACCAAATAATGCACAAGCTGGTCTAGTATCAGTTGTTGTAGGCGCAGGTGCTGCGTGGTTTGGTTTATATGCAGGTACAGGACCAAAGATGCAAAAAGAAGATAAGAAATAAAAATGGCATTACCACAAGAAGTAGAACAACAAGATAGTCAGGTAGTTTCAAAAGCTGTATTTGATTTAGCAAATACTATATCAAATAAAGTGGGTATTGCAATAGACGGCGTAAAACAAGCTGTAATACCAAGTATACCTGATATGATTAGTAAAATTACTGCGGATATTCAATCTGGTTCTCTTATAAAGTTTGAGAGAGCAATTGAAATATTAAATAAAAAGATGAGAGAATTTGGTTTTGAATTAAGTACATATAATAAAAGTCTTGCTGATTTTTTAAAACAAAGAGAAGAAACTTTAGAAAAATCAGAAAAAGAAATACAACAAATTAGAAAAAATGGTATTATAGCAGAGATAGATAAATTTTCAGGTGAAATAAATTATTTGAGTAGAGAAGAAATTAAAAAAAGAAATCAACAATTAGCACTTACAAATCAGAATATTAAAAATACAAAGGACGATTTAGATAAACAAAGAAAAATATTACAAGAAAAACGAGTTGTCAGTGAAAAAACAAGAGAATTAGCTAAAATTGAGATTGCAAAAAAACAAGAACAATTGACAGAACAAGAAATTTTAAGAGAAAGATTAATAGAAACCTTAGGTGATAAAGCTGAAGATAAAAAACCTGGAATATTTAATAGAATTAGAGGAGGAGTTGAACGTACAGGTCAAGGTTTTAGTAATACATTTGGAGGTGCTAGTGATTATATACCTGCTCCTATATTAGGAATTATATCAGGTTTTACAGAAGCTCTTACTGCGCCATTTACTGCTATAAAAGAATTCGGTATGCAAATAGGAGAATTTTTAAAACCACTTAAATTAGTAAAAGATTTATTTACTGGAGTATTTAAGGGATTAAAAAACTTTGCTGGTGGATTATCAAATGCTGTAAAAGGAGTTGTTACGTTATTTAAACCTCTAATGGCTGGATTAAAAAGATTTATTGCTAGTCTTGCTATGGCTGTTGTCTCATTTTTACCATTTATTGCAATTGGAGTTGCTATTGTCGCTGCTTTGGGTGCCTTATATTTTGCAGTTAAAAAGATTGCTAGTTTTTTAGGTTTTGGAAAAGAAGGTAGAGAAAGAGAAAAATTAGATAAACAACAAGGTACAGGTAAATATCAAAGTTTAGATGAGGGAACTATGGATGCTATTGGAAATCAATATGCACCAGGAGACGCAAAATTTGTAAATGAATATGGAGTACCAAAAGCAGAATTCGTACCAAAATCAGAAGAACAAAGAATAAGAGAACAAGATAATAACACATTAGGAAATAATAAAATTTTACCAAATGGAAATATTAGATCAACATTTACAAGTAGAAAACACATAGGTGATGCAATACCTGCTGAAGAATTAGCATTATTACGACAAAACGCAGGTATGACAAACACTGGAACTACAAATAATGTAGCATCTAATCAAGTTGTTAATTCAGCTGTAAATAATTCTGTTTCAAGTGTATCATTGACAGGAACAAAAAATAATGATACTTGGTATGACGCACACGCTTTTTAAAAAGTAACACCTAATTCTTTTTCAGTAATCAATTTAAATTCCATACCTCTTTCTTCACAATAAACTCTTGCGGCTTTCCACTTGGCTGTATTTTTAATAAACTCAAAACTTTCACGTAGATAAGCTCTTGTTTTCTTTTTAGGTGCTTTAGGTTGAGTAAGTTGACGATAGGGTTTAACTTCTATCATAACCTTTTTATCTTTGACAGTCTTTACAATAAAGTCTGGATAATAAGAATGAAATCTTTTATCAATTGGATTATAATATCTAACAGCTATTTCTTCTGATGCCCAATAAACAATGTCAGGATTGTTATCTAAATAAACCATCATACGTCTCTCTAAAAGAGAACGATATACTATTCTATTTGGGTCACCAACATACTTCTTTGGATTAGTTGGTCTATATAAACCTTTAAAAGACTTCTTCATAACATATAAATATTAACATTATAAGGATATTTAGATGGCATTTACAAGTAAGATTTCAACAATATTAAAACAAAGTGCTAATAATTTAGTAGGTAATTTAGTAGGTACTTCATTATCTAAACTAGCAAACTTTGCTAATCAAGCAAATACAGCTAAATTAGCTGCCAATTTGGCTAATAAATCACCATTAGAAATAGAT